TCACAAAGAAAACAATTTTTAGATGATTTAGATTTTGTTTTAAAAAATCCTAGAGATGGTAATGCAGATGGTGGACGTATTGGTTTAAAAGACGGCATGGACAGAAGAACGTTTATGAAAATTTTAGGTGGTCTTGCAACACTACCTATTCTTGGTAGATATTTTAAAGGTGCAGAAAAGGCAGCACCTGTAGTAGAAAAAGTTGCAGAAACTGCAACTCAGGCTCCAACTTATTTCTTTGATCTTGTTGCAAAAATAAAAATGTTTGGAAAAAAATCAAAATCAGGACCATCGGAAAGAATAGATGAATATTCTTACACAGGTAAGAACGGTGATCAGTACACCTTAACAGAAGATATCACAACGGGAGATGCACAAATTACAAAAGATAAAATGGGTATTGGAAGTTCTGGTGATAAAACTTTTGACGTTATAGAAGATAGAACTGTCATGGAATACAAATCACCTAAGAAAGATGTTGATATAGAAACACAAAAAACAATTGACGAAGCTGCTGAATATGATGAGTACAAAGTAGAATTTGACCAAGACGGCACACAAGCAGGAGCTGATACTATAGATGAAATGATTCAAAAAGAAATTATAGAAGAATCCAAAAAAGCTGCACCACCAATTAAAAAAGCATCAGGTGGACTAGCCTACATGTTAGGAGAATAATGGAAATAAAAAAATTTAACGAGATGCAAAGTTATCTTGTCGAAAACATAGGTAACTCTAAAGGAGCTTTTCGTAATTTTGTAAAACAAGATAGAGACGCAGAAAGATTAGAATTTAGTGAGGGTGGTTCTACTAAACCATTTTATGATAAAAGCACAGGACATATTTACCCTAGAACAAATAGGTTTGGAACTTTTTATTCTAATGTTCCTGTGGGTGGTTCAAGAAGAAATTTAATAGACACTAAAGGAGTTGGAAAAGAAATTATAGAAAAATATAAAAAAGGTGCAACCACCAAAGAGCTAGCAAAAGAATATAATGTAGATAGAGAAACTATTAGAAGATATTTATCAGATAATAAAATAGGAAGACGTGTCTCACTGCCTCAAAAAAATCAATATAATTTTGACTATGATGTTATTGATGACGTTACAGAGGACGCAAAAACAATGTCACGTAAACAAGTTTTAAAAAAATACAAAGGTAAAATTAGTAAATCAAAACTAGATAGACTGGGACTTAAATTTGGTGTGGTTGAAGAAGCAGGTAGAGCAAGAGTTCCAGTAGGAGAAAGAAGTCCTGTAAATGTTAAAAGAGCAAATAGAATAAGAAATGCTCAAGGTTTTCCAATATCAGGGACAAAAGCTAAAAACTTTCATCACATATTTCCTATTGGCGGTTTAGCAGAACTTAGTCCACAAGATGTAATGATACTTGATGCAGATTTTAATGAAAGATTAGGTGGATTTAATTTAAGATTAAATGATATAGCAGATGAAATAGCAAGTATGGATTTATCTGATCCAGATGCTTTAAAAAGATTAAATGATTTAAACGCAGAATCAAAAAGTTTAGTTAGCAGAGCAAAAGCAAAATTACCTGCAAATATGAAAAACGCAATAGGTTACATAGAGTATAGTCCAGTGTTTGACTCAAACGGAACTATTATAGAATTGTCACAAATTAGAAGAGGTGTTGATAAAAATCCAAGTGCGTTAGCTAATTTTGGAAATAAAAAATTTAAAGATTTTTCAGATGTTGAAAAAAAAGAATTTAAAAATAAAGTTTTAGAATTAGCTAAAAAGTCTGAAGATAAAAGAATGATGTTGGCTGCAAAAATACCTGGCTTAACAGCTTTAGCAGAAACGATAAAATCCATTCCAGGCGACTTTGCAAAAGCTAGATATATAAGAGGAGCCCTTAAAGTTTTTGGAATAGCTATGACACCTTTGATGGCTTATGATACTGCTAAAAAATTTGAAGAAGGTAAACCAATATTAGAGGCGTTAGAATACGGTCTTATAGGAACGGATGTAATTGGTGCAACAAAAAGATTTGTAGCACTCACGCCAGAAGAAAAAGAAGCAAGAAGTGTTGTGAAGCAAGATGAGATGACTCAACAGATAGCACAAGATGAGTCTTTCTTGGACACAGACTTCGATACGCCTAAAATAGACACAGAGTTAAAACTACCCGAAGCAAAAGAGATTTTTGAAAAAGGTAAGAAAAGAGTCAAAGAAAAAGAGGCTCAAAAAAATTTAGAACGAGCAACAAAAAGATCTAATTTAAAACAACTAATTATGGATAAATTATTTCCTGATCCTACGCAACAATTAGAACTTGCAGGTGGCGGGATAGTCAAAGAAGGTGGCGTAGATGAAGGCCCAGCACCAGAGGCAGGACCTACACCAGATGGGTTGCCTATTAAGTATAATAATGTTAAGAAAGTAAAGGAGTAATAAATGGCAGAAATAGATAAAGGACTCCCAAGCAACACTCGTACTGAAGTTAGTTTACCAGGCGAAGAGCAAGTCGAAGTCCAAGAAGAGATTGTAGAAAAAGGTCCTGTAGAAGTAACACCAGAAGAAGACGGTGGTGTAACTGTAGATTTTGAACCAGGTTCAATTAATATACCTGGAACAGAAAATCATTTTGATAACCTAGCAGATATTTTACCTGATGATGTTTTAGAACCAATTGGTAACGACATGGTGCAAAACTATATGGATTACAAATCATCAAGAAAAGATTGGGAACAATCTTACACACAAGGTCTAGATCTATTAGGATTTAAATATGAAAATAGAACAGAACCTTTTCAAGGAGCGTCGGGTGCAACACACCCAGTAATGGCAGAGGCTGTCACACAGTTTCAAGCTCAAGCATATAAAGAATTATTACCCGCAGATGGACCAGTAAGAACACAAGTCATTGGTATTAAAAATCCACAAACAGAAATGCAAGCTCAACGTGTTAAAGATTACATGAATTATTTAATTATGGATGAGATGAAAGAATACGAAGCAGAGTTTGATTCTATGTTATTTCATCTACCACTTGCAGGTTCCACATTTAA